TAGGTATCGCTTGCCGCAAATGGTGTTCCTGCACCCGCAATCGTGATGACATTTGAAGCCGCAATAAGTGAAATACCATCTTGCCCATTCACATAACGCGCTCCCCAAGTCGAACCCGTGGGCTTCACTTGAACATAAAGCACGGTGCAATTTGCGTCGTCAATAGTGAATGACGCACCCGAACAAGTGATTGTTACGTTTGAAGTATAGGCCACCGCAAAATCTTGTGGGCTTTCGAAGTCAGAAGGAATAGAATTTCCGCGCGCATCACGCGCAAGAGCAATGCGTTGAGCCCCTGCACTTGCTACTCCGACGTTGACCGCCGTTGCCGTTCCTGCGACTGAAGAAACGTCCGCCTTTATCGCGTTAATCGTGGCAATGACATCAACCTCTGTTGTGCCGTCTGAAATGGCTACGGGAACCGTCTTTTGCGTTCCTGTGCCGAAGATAATTTTGGTCGTTCCATCGTTCAGTTCCGCAGGTACGGTTTTGGTTGTTCCGACCCCCAAAGTTAGATTACTGATTCCGTCGGTAATCTTTGCAAAAGGAGCATTTGTTAGCAACGACCCTGTAGGCGGAACCGTTCCATCCGCACCCACAAGCTGTGAAGGAGCCACTTTGGTTCCTGTGGTTCGTGCAGTGTTTGCGGCATCGCGACCCAAAACTAATCCTGCTTCATCTACAACTTGCGTTGGAAGTACAAGTGTGGCTGTGGTTCTGGCTGTATTTGCGGCCGTGATATTCACTACATTCCCCGCCGCATCCACTATTTCCACTGGATCTACAAGAGTTGCCGTGGTTCGCGCTACGTTCGCCGCAGTGCGACCTAATACATTTCCTGCGGCATCTATCGGCTGGGTGGCCAAAACTGTCGTAGCGGTCGTTCTGGCGGTGTTGGCCGCGTCAATGGTTGCACGGGCATCCGTAGCACCGTCTTTCATCTCGACAGCACCAAGTTCGATATCAGAAGAAAGAATCATTCTTCCATTAGCATCCAAAGCAAGCGGCACGGCATCACCCTCATCATAAGTTGTCGGGGTCGCCATAAACTTCCCTGCAATCGGAACCAATGGAGTTGTAGTCCCAAAAGCCGCATTCATCGCTGGCACGGCAACGCCCCCCACCGAAGAGATGTCTTCTTTTGCCGATTGAATCGTGGCGATGACGGCCTGATCAGTAGTTCCATCGCTTAACTGGACAGGCATTGTTTTCTTAGTGCCTGTATTCAAAGTCAATAAAGTTGTCCCGTCGTGAATGGATGTTGCCAAAGTTTTTGTTGTTCCTGTTAGGACTGCCGGGATGGTCGCCCCGTCCGAGATGGCGACATTCAATGCCTTAATCGTTCCGGTTGTAACGGTGGCCATCGTAGTGCCATCGTTGATTGCGGATGGTACGGTTTTTGTCGTACCTGTGCCGAGTGTCAAATTACTTGTTCCGTCAGTAATCTTGGCAAAAGGGGCGTTGGTAAGTAGAGAACCTGTCGGCGGCACAGTCCCATCAGCCCCGACAAGTTGAGACGGGGCAACCTTTGTCCCTGTTGTTCTCGCGGTATTCGCGGCATCCCGACCAAGCACTAATCCGGCCTCATCAATCGGTTGCGTTGGAAGCGTTAATGTTCCTGTCGTTCGTGCTGTATTGGCGGCTGTAATGTTTACCGCATTCCCTGCCGCGTCAACGACTTGAACGGGATTAACGAGCGTCCCTGTGGTTCGCGCTGTGTTTGCCGCATCCCTTCCTAGTACGTTCCCTGCCGCGTCAATAGGCTGTGTGGCAAGTACGGTGGTGGCGGTTGTTCTTGCGGTATTCGCGGCGTTGATGGTTGCGCGCGTATCAGTCGCACCATCTTTGAGTTCGACGGCTCCAATCTCGATATCGGAAGAAAGCACAACGCGCCCGTTTGCGTCCAAGAGTATCGGTGTGGCATCGCCATCTGTATAGGTTGTCGGGGTAGCTTGATATTTGCCGAATACTGCCAAACCCTTCGTGGCTGTACCAAAAGCGGCATCTTGAACAATCACGTCGAGGATATCGGTACCATCTGTCAATTTAACGGTTGCGGCTACTGATGTGCCTCCTGCGACCGTCTGTGTGGAAACTTTGTATGCGGCAGTGTCGCTTGTCCCTGTCGTCTTTTTCTTTCCGTAAATAATTCCGTTTCGGTGATCCAGACACCATTGTCCGTTTGTGAAGTTCGCTGTTACGTCTGCGGCGATCTGCGCCAAAGTTGCGTTAGATGGATTTTCAATCTCACTGTATTTGCAAGGCTGAATATCCGCAATCGGTAATACTGTATTCGTCGTCCACGCTAAAGAAGTATCTTTATCGTTTCCTACCATTGCACCGAGACTATCCATCACGCCTGAATAGGCAAGTTTAGCGATCACGACCGTCCCTGCGGCCTGTCCTGCGTCGGCTGTTACGACACCACTATCGAAGTAATAAAGAGCAACAGTTTCTCCTGTAATAGATTGGCCATAAGCCGTATCTGCAACAACATCAACTGGAAGCGGTAAACGATTCGTTACCGCATTTTGTTTATCGTATCCGTCAAGTAACATATTTGGTTAAACTTCGCGGATGGGGAGATGACCTTGAGTCGCCCCCCTCTCCCCACACAGAAGTCTAGTTAAGTTTTTAGGAAGTCGTCGGTTGTGCCGCAGTGATATTGGCCGCGCTCGGAGCGTGGCTGAACACATACAAGTTGTCGTTGTTCGTCCCGTTTGTTCCAATATCGTCGAAACCGAACACGCGCGGGTACGAAATATAAATCGTCCCTTTTGTCGTTCCGTTCGCAGTGGCCACAGCTCTCGTGCAAGCAACACCACCAGCAGAATCTAACGACGCAATGAATGTGCAATCCTCAAATAGATTGGAAAACAGAATATCTCCAGCGGCATCCATTTTGATGGCCAAAACTCCAGTACTTGAAGACGAAACCATAAATGTGCAACGTCGAAAGAAGTTGCTCTTGAACTCTTGGCTCGCGGTTACTTGATCAATATGGAGAATCGAACGAGCGGCAGAAGTCAAAAGTGTATCCGCTCCAAATTTACAATCAATGAATGTTCCCGAATCTGTACCAGCCACAAACTCGTGAGCAGTTGTCTGGTCGAGATTATCAACAACCCCGAACATAAGCTCGACATTCTTCATAACTGTTCCCTCGCCGCCGTCCTGGAAAACCGTAAGAGCTAAAGCGTCTGTGGATGTCTGGATAACGCGAAGATTGCGGAACGTATTGCGAACGCCAGTATTCTTAATGACGAACGCGGCTGTCGAAGCCGCACTGGACGCTTGAATCTTCACCCCCGGTTCTACCAAGTGATCTCCACCATCCATCCCGATAAAATGGATGCGGTTTTTGGAGACAGTCAAGCCACTCGTTCCTACCGCGTGAGACGAATTAGCCGAAAGGGCAATCACGTCGTTTGCGTTCGTTGTAGCGGCGTCATAAGCGGCGGCTATTGTCGTGTAAAGTCGAACAACGCCTTCCGAATCCGTCTTAACGATGTTAGATAGTTTGTTGAAATTGGCGTCTGTTGAAGGACACACAATTAAGAGCCTACCCATTACAGGAAGAGCAAGATTAAGCCGAATATTCTCTGCAAGACCAATGCCACTGTTAGGATTGTAAGTTGTCATAAGTTTTTTAACGCAAGCCTCCGTCCAACCGGTGTCCCCTTAGCGAGGATTTACCCCTACGTTTTTATTGTTATCTTAGCCTACAGTTAGGCTGACCCGTCTCCATACGAAATTTTTACCCAAGACGCACTCACGATGACGATTCCGTAACCTCCGCGCGCGCCGAATTGAACAGTGTCCGTCGAGAAATCCTCGGCGGCATCCGTTGTTTCTGGTGTTTTAAGATGTGGTTCTTCCCAAATTCCCAAATGAAATGTGGAGAAACGAGAAGAAGCAATGCCCCAGTAATAACGTTTGTCTGTATTCGGGGCCCCAGCCGCAGTCGTCGCAATCTTCGGAAGCACCACGTGGCGATACTTCGATAGATATACGTTCTTTACGCCGGAGTTAGAACCTTCTACATCTGCACTCGACTGAAGATACTCGCGGGCCGTATTGACAGTGTTCGGATCAGCGGTCGTCCAAAGAATGTCAAAAGGCATCTCTGTCATCAGTTCACCAAACTGGTTGTAGGTTTCCTCGACAGCCAACCGCTCGATCGCTTCAAGTGCACCCTTTGAAAGACGCGGATTATTGGCCAAGACATTACGGAAGGTTGTTGAAGAACCGCGCAAAGTATGAACTGAGGACGCAAGAGCAAGAGTATCCCCAACGGAAATATCAATCGTATTCCCGTCCATATCTGTATAAGTCGTTGCGGATGCGAAGCCAATACGATGCGCTAAATCAAGATCAAGACGATTTGTTACCGTCCGTCCCAGATTTGTCAGACGCGCATAAATCTCCGGATATTTATGTTGTGTGCGAAGCTCGTATTCAACGCCAATATCGAGAGCGACGCGCTTTTGATACATGATTTTGCTATCAATCTGTTACCTCTCTTTGACAATAGATATACATTGTTTTACAGTTTACCTGTATGAAACAATTTTTAGACCGTGATTGGTTATTCGATTCCTATGTGAAAGAAGGGTTGAGCCAAGAGAAGATTGCTGATCTTTGTTCTGTTAACCAGACCACGATCCGTTATCATCTCTTGCGTCTCGGTATCCCTTGCCGAAAGGTAGGTTCTAGAAAAGGTGAACTGTGCGGAAAGTGGAAAGGTGGAAGGTTCAAGACCAGCCAAGGATATATCCATGTTCTGTCTCACGGGCATCCTCTCACTATGCCTTCCAAACCGTACGTTCCGGAGCAAGTGCTTGTTGTTGAAAAGTCGCTTGGGCGTTTCCTCCAAAAAGGAGAAGCTGTCCACCATATCAACGAGATAAAGGATGACAACCGAGTCGAGAATCTTTATCTATTTCCTAGCGAATCTTCACACCAGAGTTACCATCGCCTTTTACACTTCGGAAAAGTCGAACCAATCATTACATCTAATCTATTGTCAAGGAGCGAATAGGGCATTTCTGCCTATCTCTGCATGTTTCCATGCAGTTCGGACTGTCGCTTCCCTCACTTTGAGGGTCTTTTCACTCAGTCTCTGCAAGCCCTTTAGCGTTCAAAACTTTTATTTGTTGATAAAGTTGCTCACGATAAGCCTTTACGCTATCACCGACTTTCTTACCTCCATGACTTTCGGTAAGAGTCTTTTGAAAACGTATCAGCACCTTGCACTGTTCGCGCTTTCCAACAAGGAAAGGAAGAGTGTTTTGAAGCAAACTTTTCAATGTCTCTTTATCGCCCCACGACATCCATTCCCATTTATCTTTATGGTGGACGGCATATTTTTTACGGAGGTAAATCTTACCTCCCACCCTGTCTCTACACCATTCAACGAGTTTTTCGTTGGTGTTTGACATGGTCAGGCGAGCTTGGTAGGTATTTCTCTTCCTATTGAAGTTGATGTTGAAACACCCTTCACCGTCCATCAAACCGGCAAAATAGGCTGATTCGTATTTGTTCATACGAGACCTATCTTACACTCAGTCTAGGACGACTACAAGCCATTTTGATGTAAAGGTTCTTGAGGGTTGCCATGAGTCTTCGCTTATGCGAAGGCTTTTAGGTTTTCCCCATTGATCAGAAAAGATTTTACAAGAGCTAGTAAAGTCAACCCTTGTTGGACTGCCGCTCGTTCCGCCTGATCGCCGGGATTCTTTGTCTTGGCATATTCCTGAAGGTCAATTTCACTAAATTCACGAGTGTTGCCAGAGTTCGCAGGAATTGGAATTTCCTTCACAAGGCCGGATGTCCGCATTGTCTGTTGAACGGAATCCTTACCGATTTCCCAAAGCATTGGAGCTAAACGCACCAAATCGCTAAGTGTTGCTACGTTAAGTTCTGCCATAAAATTATTTTTAATTTATCTTACTCCCAAGTCTTATCCTGAAAATCTTGGTTGGAGTTTAGTGAAAAGCGACCTTTTGTAGCGCTAATGAAACCCTTACAAAGCACTACTCCATAAGTTGTTCCGTCCTGATTGACTGTGTTGGCATCTGAAAGATCATAAATGTTCCCAATGTCGGTCGTCAGAAGAGTTCCTGTTACAGTTGCTTCAAATTCGCAAGACGGCTCCAAGGGAACCTCAACACAAACCTTCACTGCCGAAGTTGCAAAGTCTGAATCTGTAGAAGCGACACCCTCAAGAATAATCCCAACGTGCTCCGTTGACTGGGTTGTAGCAGTTGCCACAAGACCGCTCGTGAGCATAACAAGATTGCCAGAAGTAAACGTTACCGACGCGGTTCGTGGAAGATAAACCTGTTTTGTGCGTCCTTTACTCCATCGCATATTTTTGCTTATATTAGTTAATAAATAAAAGTCCGCACGAATGTGCTGACTTGTGTTTTTTTGACTAGGGTTTGCTCCCCGTAAACAAGTCCTGTTTTTTAACTACGGCAGGAACCGCGTAAATTGTCCTAAATAGGATAACACAAAAAATTAAAAGTTGATAATTATCTGAAATTATTTTTGTGAGTTTCTCCTATAGCTTTTATCTGTTTCTTTGTCAAGACAAAATTTCCGTTCTTTTTCGGCTTGATTTTATTGAAAGAAAAATAATCCTTTATACTATAGGCTCTCGCGGCAAAATGTTCGCAAATTATTCTCGGATCGCAAAGCATCAAAGGTTTTGCTTTTTTGCAGAAATAAAGGTCTTCCCCCATTTTCATTTTAGAAATCGCTCCTTTGGTAATTTCCTCGAAACTAAACCACGGAGCCGTAGTGCGTTTGAAAACATCAATTTTTACCATCAAACATCCTGTCCCCGCCCCTTCGACCTTGAATAATTTATCCATCGGAAATTGTCCAGCCACGCTAAAATTATCTTTGTCTTTGTTGTATTTTGAATAAACGTGAGGAATGAATGGGGGTTTTTTCCACGTATAAAGCCCTGTAACAGCTTCAATCTTTGGATTATCTTCAAAATCCTCAATCATCCGTTGGATAGTATTTCGCGGAAAAGCCATATCGGAATCGAGAAAGAGAATATGTGTTTGGTTATTATCCAAGCAGATTTTAACCAAATTATTCCGCATAACGTCAAGCTTCAAACCGTCTTGAACTAAAAAACTAATCTCTATGCCTCGTTTCGTCTTTTGTATCCAAAAATTTGTATAAACAATAAGCTCAATGAGCGACACAACAAAAGACTTCTCAAAATGAGAATAATTGTGCGGAATACAAATGGCAATTTTCATACCTTTTGCAGAACAAAATAAAATCGAAAGTCTTTCTTTTTTGACCAAATCATCTTAAAACTCTTTTTCCAAATACTTCTAAAATCCGTCATTTGTGTTTTCTCACAACCTTCATACATTTCTTGGTTTAGGAAATGAAAAATCATATCAGGCAATATGCGCTTATGTGAGGGGTCTCCAGAAGCCCAAACTGATTTCCAATGTGGCACTGAACCGCACAAAATACCCTGTGGCGCGAGTATTCGCCAATACTCGGTAAACTCCTCAAAGAACCCTTTTGCATCGCCCTGCGAGCCTATATGCTCTAGTACTTCATAAGCGTGAACTTCATCAAATTCATTATCTTTGAAGGGTAACGGACGCCTGTTCAAATCCCATACGATATCCGATTTCACATCTTCGTTCCAATCCAAAGTTACCACCTCGGCTGGTACGGTCTGTTTTTGTTTTATCTCAATTTCTTTTCTTGCCCCACATCCAAGCAAAAGGATTTTACTCACAGTCTCTCGATAACTTTATCGAGCGATATATTATCTCCACCGGAACAATTAAATGTTTTGGCCAATAATCGTTCACGAAGATTGTGACAAAGAATCCCCATTTTTTCCCCGATCGTCCGCCCAAGATAAAAATCGAGTTTGTATTTTGCTAATTCTGACACGAATTTCACGGCGAAAGTGTGAACAATAGCATCCGTAACTTCCGCGTTTTCCATCGGAGTTTCTTGAATGACCAAATCATAAAGTTCCTTATGAAGTGTAATTGGGCGGTGTTCTTTGAGAGTTATTTCTATAAACGAATCATCTAAATTTCTCGTCTTCAAAATTTTATAGCGTCCAATGTACATATTAGTTGATGAATCGTGAATCAATGTCAAACGTCCGTGGAGTATTTTCTTTCGTTTCCACGGTAAAAATCATCCGTTCAACTTCCTCTCCATTGACCTTCTCAAAAGACTTAATTTCTTTTTTAATAGATACGGGAAGCGAATGATATCTGCGCGAAAAAGTTACATATTCAATTTCTTCAGATTCTTCTTTTTCGTCAAGAAAACATAACCTTATCCTTTGGTCTTCGCGCCAAACACCAGTCAAGGGGGCTTTTTCAACGATATCTTTCGTCAAACGCCAACCGACGATGATTTTATCATCCCATAAATTCACTCGCGCATTTTTACCGAATTTCTTTTGATTTTTTTTATCAAAATTTCCAAGAGCTTCTTTTGACGCGGCTGATTCAAGTCGTTCGATTTTCAAAAGAATTTTATCAAGTGCGGTTTTTGATATCGTTATGTTCTCTTGCTCTTCGGTTTTTTCAACGATTTTATCTGGCATAGATTATTTATTATATTTTTTTAAGTCTTCGTCTTTAATTCCCATCGCTTTTGCGAGTTCTTTCTGTGTTTCGGTCAATTCCGTACCTTTTTTGAAAGATGTCGGAGACGGATAATAAGAATCGAGTCCGCCTGAAATGGGGGTCGTTGAAAAAGATTTTATTCCTCCCGCCAACAGCCACGCCTCGCGCATCTTACTTGCAATTTCTTCTTTCGTTACAGCTTCGTCTTTCAAGCGTTCATAATGAAAAAGGACTTTTTTCTTCATATCTGCATCGTCTCCAACCAAAACAGCCAAAGAGTCATTTTTGTGCGATTCAATGACTTTTGAGGCAAAAGACTTTGATTCTTCTTCCAGTTTTTCTTGTTTTTGCATCAAGCTTTTTTCCACGACGGAGAGACGCCCTAATTCTTCTTCTGTCATATCTCGAAGGCGCTTGAAATTAAACTCCTTGTCTTTTAATTTCTCGATTTCCGCCTGCTTTTCCACAAGCACTTTTTCTTTTTCTTCTAGTTGTGTTTTCAGTGCCTCGGCAATTTCTTCTGGGGATTTTTCCTCATTTTCGTTCATAAATCATTCTTGTTAAATGAATTATTTTGTATTTTGTTCAAAAAATCGAGTCTTAATCTTTCCATTTCTTCATTCACCAAAACAATTCCGTTTATCGTAAACCGCCCCATCAAATCTTGATTTTCGTTCGTAGATTGCGTAGCAATAAAATCTTTCTGGGCTTCGAGAAGAGAGCGAATCACGAATCCAAACGCTTGTTCTTCAAAAACACGACGGGCTGAAGCCAACATTTCGTTCTTTTCTTGTTCAGGAAGATTCTCAATGTTTATGCATCCTTTCAACACCGAATTTAATTGTTCGCGTGTCATTTCCGTGATGGTTTTTCGGGTAATGTTTCCTTTGGTTTTTTCCAATTCTGCTTTTATTGCTTTTTGGACTTGAGATTCTAAAAACCTCTTAATCATAAATTACGCTTTGAGCAACATATTGAGACTGGATTCCTTTTGAGTTTTTGGCATCATTTGTGCCTCTAAAACGGACTGGTTTGTCGTTTCTGAACTCATCATCGAGGTATTCTGTTGTCCTTCTGAAAAAAACCTGTCAGGATCAAGCTTTTTCAAAACTGCAAATTTCTCTTTCGCATAGGACTGATTCACAGATTGTGGGCCAAAGAATTGATACGCTTCCGCCAAATCTTTCGAGAACATCGCGCTGTCAAGCGTTGAAGAATGTTTTTCAGTTGGAGTAATATCAATCTCCCACCGCAAATCAATGGTTTTTAATTCTTCGGAATTCAAAAAAGTAAATCGAACTTCCTCTCCGTTCCGTTTTTTAATTTCGTTTTCATAATCTGCCAACATTTTTAGACTTTCCTTGTCCTTAAAAGCAGATTGAAGAGAGGGATCGAAAGATATAATTCTGCGCCCCCTTTTCCCGTTATCTTGAAAAGTCGTCTCGACAGAAAACGAACGATAAATTTTTTTTATCTCTTTTTTAATTTCATCAATTTTTTCATCAAGCGGTTTCGTCCAGTTCGCAAGAATATTGAAAATTCGCAAACGAATAAGTTGTTTTTCAAATTCAACAATTCCCATAATAGTCTGTCCGAGTTTCATCATCTGCTGTTGCTTGCGCTGAATCATCTCTGTGGCCGTAGGATTTCCGCCGATTTCGTCTCCTGAAAGGGTTGGATCAAAACTCTTTTCGTTAATAATCTGTTTCACAAGACTGAACATCGCGAACTCCGCCTGCGTCATTCCTTCAGTGGGGCCTATTGGCCCGATGAGGGCTGGGTTTATTCCCTGCGCGATTTTGCCGGGTAACATCAACTTTCGAGATATAATTTTTCCGGTATTGTTCGCCATTGGCGGATCGGCCGACTTTTTAGATTTAAGCAAGAGTACCCGTAACCATTCATCGAAATACTTTTGATCCACCTCTGTTTTTGAGGAAGTTGAACGGGAATAGGCGAAATAACGACTAATCGGTTCATTGTCCCCTTTTGCAATCGGGATGAGCCGAGATGGAGATATCGCTGTCAAAGGAAATTCCTTCGGAAGCATCGAAATTCCGTTTAAAAATATGGCATATTCATTATTGATCGGATCAAAACAATGAAGTTCCTCGACCATATTTTCCTCAATAGTAACCATTGACCAGTTGTTAAAATCCTGACTTGTGATGTCTTGAGATTGTGAAAGGAATGTCTGAACTTTCCGAGAAACATTTTGCCATCGCTCCCAATCGCCGTATTTTTGTTTTTCAACTTCATAATGTTTTACCATCCGAATAATAACATACGGCTGTTTTTGGATAAAAAACTCTTTTATATTACCCAAATAAACATCTTCAATCGAAATCATTTCGGATTCGCAGGAAGAATAAAGACGTTTAAGTTTTTTTTCCCACGATACGGATTTTAGATTCTTTCCAGCTTCTTTAAGATTTCCTCTCAAAACTTTCTTGTCGCAGATAATATTTTCTTTTTCAAATTCAAGAACAAAAACATTTCCTTGATCTAAAAATTCCTTGTAATAAAGCAGACGTTTAGCTTCATATCCTTCAAGTGTGCGGCTCTTTCTGACCGAATCTTCCACCACATATCCCATCTCACGCAATTTATTGTCTTCTTGGTCGTAAGCCGTAATGTTCCCCTCAAAATTGAAATTAAGTAACGCGGAAAGAATTGTGTTATTTTTTTCCCGAGTAATGCCTGAAACGATACGCGAATCTTCTTCATTCGTTTTTGGCGGATTGTAAGAATTAGAACTTTTGCGATTTGTCTCAACCCAATCAAGAAAGGATTTGTCGTCAAACTCGGTAAACAGGCCTGTATGCTGATTGTACGCACTCTGGGCACGCTTCATCCAAAATCTGTTATATTCCATTTCCTCGTTGGAATAAATCGGGGAAAAGATAGCTTCTCCTGTCTTTTCTTTTTCAAACGCCGTCTGAATAACGGTTTTTATTTCTTGGGTCGGCATATGGATTAAAGAGAATAAGCATCAAACTTTTCTGTTTCTTTTTCCAGTAATTTTTTGTCGTAGACAAACTTATTGTCAAAACTTTGGGCTAGAGCGTCAATGCAATCGGGACTGTCTATTCCTAAACGCGCCATTTGCAATTTTGGCATTATTTGTATTTTGCGATTATCAATAGCTTTATATTTGATGTTCAACAATTCCATCCAGTCGTCTTTGTGCGCTTCGTCTAATCTCCCGCCAGCGATAATCCAGTCTCGAAGTCTCCAATAGTTTTGTGCGCGACGATTTACGAACATTTGCTCATCTTCTCCTTCGTCAGCCTTTTCTGATGCCATCACTCCGACGCAGTTAAAATTCATTCTGTGAAGCATGTCAAAAACTCCTTTTCCAATTCCGTTTTTGTCTATAAACGTATTCCGTTCATCCACATTGTTTTCTTTTGCTAGCCTTATAGTCGTTACGGCATTATCCATTGTATCAACTTTGTCGGCTTTTGCCAAAATTTCCGCATAATTCTCATATCGTAAAATCCATACGTTCAAGTTTGAACCTTCGCCGGCGACATCAACAGATAATCTTGGAGCGCCAACACAAGCCTCACGAGGAATATCCGTAAACGATCTCTCAATTTCACTCTGGTTGATAAGTGAAGTATATCCCTGATCATCAAGCATATCCTCATCGGGAAATTTATTCTCGTAAAGAACGTCAAAGTGCGGTTTCTTTTTTGCTTCCGTAACAAAACTTTCAGTCAATCTTCCCTCTTCGATTCCTTGTTGATAATCCACATTCAGGTGAAAATAATTCTTGTCTATCGAAGATTTATAAAAATGATTTCTTCTAAATGGATTTCCAATCTTTAAATAAAAACTGTCTTCGGCACAGTCTCCCAACATACGAAAAACCTTTGCCTCAATATTATCATCAATCAGCGCGGCTTCATCAAGAACAAGATTGCTCGAACCTTGACCCATAAGCGAATCGCCGCTCGAAAGTTTGTTCCTTGAATCTGCGGAAAGAACATAAACTTCGCTTAATAGAGGTTTGCCTTCTTTCATTCCAAGTTTGAATGTTAAATGGTCTTTGTTTCGTTCTTGTTGTAGGTGTTCAATTTTTTCCCCTTCATTGGAAACCAAAAGTGATTTTGTATATTCATTGTCAAAAAGATGATCAATAATATAGCCCATTATGATGCGAGCTTTAATAAAACTCGGAGCTACAATTACCCATTTCTCTGGAAAGGTTGTTATTCTGGTCAAAACTGCCAAAGCAACAACAAGACTTTTCCCGTATCGAGTATGGCACATCAAGTGAATTCTAGGATATTGCCTCTTGAAGACGAGACTGAATATCCTGCTTTGCGTCGGAGTGAGCTTGATCGGTTTCCCCTCCGGAGTTCGGTAAAGCACCGCTACTAATTTCTGCATCTTTTCTATTTCGTTCATTGGCCAAGACTAAAAGAATTTCTCTCAACTCGCCTATTTTCTCTCCTTGAGTTGTCAAATCAATTCCTTGTTCAGGATTTCCAAAAGCCCTATCCGTTGCCTTTTGCCACGCATTCGGGTCCGGCTTTGTCTTGTAAACCCTCATGCTTCCGTCAATTTGTTTGGCTTCGATCCAATGTCCAAGAGCCGCGTCTTCAATCGCATCCATCCACTTATTTGCGTCCTTGTTAATTCGTTTGGCAAGTGCTTTTCTAAACTTTTGTGCAATAAGAGTTGCGGTGGCTATTTTCTTCCCCGCACCTTCTCTTTTGCCTCCCCAGCCATTTTGCGACACATTATCAAGAAATCAAAAGAGTTAGAAAGATATCCAACATATCCGAGGATTGTTTCGCCACCCTCTTCGCGGACGAGTTACATCGTCAGTGAGACCATCTTACGCTCTTTTTCTGAATAAATCTAGCAAACACTCCACCCAATCCCTTCTCGTAAGTAACGAGGGATTCAAAAAGGTTTTCTATAAGCTAGTGAACAACGTAGCTATTGTCGTTTGAATTATCCACAGGCGAGAAGACCGGGACGCTGGGTGGATTGCAAGATCGAATACTTGCGCGTTGCCCGGGTTTGGGTCTGAAGACAATCCTGTTCAAGGCAGTACATTGCCAGTGGAGTGCCTATTTGTTGGAAGGCGGTCAACCTAGGGGCAAAAAAATCCAGCCCCGTGTCAAAGATTTGACAGAGGACTGGTTTATCAGGTAAACTAGTCTTGTTATCTTGGACAATAACCAAAATACGTCATTCGATGAATCTAGTCGAGCGGCGTATTTTGTTTAAGAAGTGGATAACTCAAAACCAGCCCGTAAAGGCTGGGCTTTTTGTTCAGCAACTCTGCATGGTTAAAAAATCCTGCCAGATTCCTGCAACTTCCTGCAACCGTACGCAAAAATCGTACGCTTGAAGGGCTAGGTTCGGGATAGGAGAAGGCTAGGAAAAGGCTAGGAAAGGGATAGGTTGTTTTAAGACAGCCTAAGACGGGTTCTATAATGTCCTTCCTGCCTGCCCCTAGCGGACGAGTTAGGAACCAAACAAAACACCCGATCTGCATATTCCAGCAGTCGGGCGCAGTGCCTCACGTTTCCCCCCAGTTCGCCACTGTAGAGGTCGTGGTATCCATTTTTAGGAGTAGGTCTACTATAGGGCTAAGGTCGGGGATTTGTCAAGGATTTTAACCTTTCACGACGGCAAGTGGAGAAAGCTCTACGAGTATTTCTACAAGGTCGGACTGATTACGCATAACTTCACCTATCGGCTTGTAAGCTCCAGGGGCCTCGTCAAGGTCTTTCTTCCCTCGGATTGCGTGAAGGACGCCCATTTCGTCTAGTTTACGGGTTTCTTCTTCAAGCGATAATGTTTCTTCAGCTTTTGTTCTGGACATCTTTCGTCCGGCACCATGAGAGCAGGAATTAAAACTTTCAGGATTTCCTTTCCCTCGAACAATATAACTTGATGTGCCTTGAGAGCCTGGGATGATTCCAATAGTTCCCTCACGAGCGAGCGTTGCCCCCTTCCGATGAACCATTACGTCAGAATTAAAGTGATGTTCTAGCGTCGCATAGTTATGGGCGATGTTAATCATCGGATCAAAAGTCGTTCCGTTTATTTCTGCACTGAAAATTTGCTTGATTTTCTCCATCATGTGCCTCCGGTTTGCAAGGGCAAAATCGACGCAATAGTTCATCTCTCGGATATACATCTGGCCTTCTTCGGATTCCAAGGGAAGGAAAGCCAAGTCCCATTTCTTCGGTATGTTAGAGTGCCATTTCTCATTGAGTGCGATAGCTTTTTCGTTATAATGTTGTGCATTCTTCAGGCCGAAGTTTCGAGAGCCAGAGTGAATCATCAGCCAAACATGTCCATCTGATCCCTTTTGAATCTCAATAAAATGGTTTCCACCTCCCAAAGTGCCGAGCTGTTTCAACGCGGCTGTGTATTCTTGCTCGACGATTTCATATTTTCCTTCAAGTTTTGGCATCAGAGATTCATCTTGTTTCTCATTTTGGTGTTGAGAACCCACTGGAATCTCTGAATGAATACCCCCGTGATATTCTTTAGAACCTCCCAAAATATGTTTTAACTGCTCTAAGGTGATTTCGGTGATAGAAGTCTTGACGGCACACATTCCGCAACCGATATCCACACCAACCGCATTTGGAATCACAACACCTTGGGTAGCCAAAACTCCTCCAATAGGCATTCCGTAACCGACGTGTCCATCTGGGGATAAAACGATATGACTAAATGCAAATGGTAATTTTGCTAAGTTTTCAACTTGTTCAACCATTTTTTCATCAGCATAATATTGTTCTTCTGGTATCCAACTTTTTATAGGTAATTGATTTTCTTTTTTATATATAAACATAATTTTATTTTTTATAGTTTTCTTCAATCTCCATATGACAATTAAAGCAAACTAAAATACATTTTGTGATGGATAGTTTCTTAAAATCTTTACGCAGAGTTCATCGCACTTTGTAAGGCAGAAATCAGAAAACCTAGGCGCGGGAAGCTCGTTCCTTTTTTTGAGCCAGAAGTCAATCTCGTACTGCCAGCGCTTGAGCCAGTAAACTTGTGATTTCTTGTCGGCGTGGAATCCTTTGAGAGATTCGATCTTTTTCATATTCTTGACTTTAATAGCAACCCTATGGTACATTAGAAAATGTTAAATGTCAAATCCTCTATGGACACACAAAATCATATTGAAATTGCACGCAACCAAGCGAAGGAATGGGGTCGAATGGGAGGTTTAATGCGTAAA